AATTGCCCTGAATCTGATTTACTCAGTTGATTAGCTAGTTTATTTTGTGTAAATAAATCAGTTAAAGGTTTTGCTGCATTTGCCAATTCTTTGACTTTATCACCGATAACTTCACCTAATTCTCCAAAATTTTTTAGTACACCTGATGCACCTAAACTTCCATCTAATGGGCTAACTTGCCCCATTTCTTGACCTGGATATTGTGTTTTTCTTTGTTGGAGTATGTTGATAAGTACATAGTGATTTGCGTTTGATGAACCCAAATCAATTGGATAACGATAAGTATCAAGGCCGTAGTCTGTTCCGCCTAGTAATTTAGATAGTGGTCCAGTTGGCTGACCGCCAGCCTTTACATTAATGTCTGAGAGAAAGCTTAATAATCCGGCCATTTATTTGTCCTATGGGTTTACTACATATATTTATCATACATATGGATACTATTTATGTCATATAAAGGGTGGTTTACCCCAAAAAATCGAAGCAAATACAAAGGCGATTCTGAAAATGTCGTTTACCGTTCCTCATGGGAACTTAGGGTGATGAAATGGTTAGATGAAAATCCAAGTGTCATCTGGTGGGCGTCTGAAGAACTTATCATCAAGTACAAGTCACCTATCGACCAAAAAATACACAGATATTTTCCAGATTTTATCGTTAGATTAAAACAAAAGAATGGCACAGAATCAACTGTTGTCATTGAAATAAAACCATACAAACAGACTATCAAACCTGTGCAAAAAAGAAAAACAAACCGATGCTTACAAGAGGCGGCAACTTATGCAGTCAATCAAGAAAAGTGGCGGGCTGCAGACTTATTTTGCAAAGAACACGGATGGCAATTCAAAGTGCTAACTGAAAAAGACATAGGCATTTGAGATAAATAGATAATGGCAAAACTAATAGACAGAATTAAACAATCTCTTGCAAAAGAAGGCTACTCAACCGGCACAAATAATGCAAGAAACTGGCTTCGTGCTAAAGTGAAAGATTTGAATCCTTCCACAAGAGCGCTGATGGGTGATAGAGATAGACTTAAAAACAATTCAACAATTGGTAAAATGTACTTTTACTTTTATGACCCAAAGACAAAAGATACCTTACCATACTATGACAGATTCCCACTGGTGATTCCTATTGAATCATATAAAGATGGATTCTTAGGTTTAAATTTACATTACATTCACCCAAAACAAAGATTGATTCTTTTAGACAAATTGAGTGAGACTGCAACGAATGATAAGTTTGATTCAAAGACAAAACTAAGAGTGAGTTACAGTTACCTTGCAGGTGCTTCTAGAGCATTTGAGGCGACACCATGTATTAAGAGATATTTATACAGTCATATACAATCCAGATTTTTAGAAATCTCCGCAGATGAATGGGACATTGCCGCAATGTTACCCGTTGAAACATTTGTTGGTGCCACTACTAGTAAAGTTTACGCAGACTCAAGGAAAAAATTCTAATGTCATTCTCTCCAAATTTATTTTTGTCGCATATGCGTTCAAAAGATGGTCCTGCAAAACCATCTAGATTTGAAGTTGTTATTCCGTTACCAACATATATTGCAAAATTCATGTCTGCAAGTGCTCTTGAGGCACTATTTAATTTACCAAACGCAATCTTTGGTACAATAACAGATACAATTGGTAGTGCGATGGGGCAATCACCAACTGGTGCAAATTCTACACTATCAAGATATCTTGCATTACAATGTGAGGCCGCAGAGTTGCCTGGTAGAACATTGATGACACATGAAGCGAAAGTATATGGTCCAACATATAAAGTTCCACATCAAACACAATACAATGAGATGACTTTAACTTTTTTGTGTACGAATGAGTTTTGGGAAAGAAAATTGATTGACCGTTGGATAGAAGCAATTCATCCATCAGACACAAACAATCTGAGATACGCAAAAGATGAAGACACAAGATATATGACACCAATCAAGGTGATTCAGTATGATGATTTTATTAAGCAAATATATGCAGTTGAATTAGTTGATGCATTTCCAATTGGAGTATCAGCACAACCATTGAGTTGGGCTGAAGATGGATTTCATAGACTATCTGTACAATTTGCTTATCAAAGATACAAACCAGTATACACCGGAAGTTACGATATCGCTGCAGCTGCAGCCGCTCTATTTGGAGTTGGTCTTGCTAAGATATCACCTTTCGGTAAAGCATTAACTTAAATTTTTTTAATAAAGTGAGGACATTATGTTACCTAAGATAGACACGCCAATTTATGAAGTGAAACTTATATCAACTGGCAAAGTGGTTCAGTTCAGACCATTTTTAGTAAAAGAACAAAAACTATTTTTAATGAATACAGAGAATGATGATGTTGAAGCAACAATCAAAGTCATCAGGCAAGTATTGAAAAATTGCGTATTGAGTGATATCAATATAGATGATTTGCCTGTATTTGATTTAGAATATTTGTTTATGCATCTAAGAGCAAGGTCGGTTTCAGAAGTTGTTAATCTAAAATACAGATGTAACAATCTTATAAAAGATGAAAAAGGTGAAGATAAAGATTGTGGTACAATCAATGAAATTTCATTTAATGTATTGGAAATTAAACCAACTATCAACGAAGGTCATACGAACAAATTTCAATTGACTGATAAAGTTGGTATTGTTATGAAGTATCCAACTTTTGAGTTGATGCAAAAAGCTTCCGGTAAAGAAGATAATGAAATTATTATGGATTTAATTTATGCATCAATTGAACAAGTATATGATGAAGATACTGTATATCATATGAAAGATAACACAAGAGATGAGATTATAGAGTTTGTGGACAATCTTCAACAAAAAGATTTGGAAAATATCAGATTGTTTTTTGACACAATGCCAAAATTACAAAAGAGGGTTGATTACAGCTGTAAAAAATGCAATTATCAAGAAAACATCACACTGGAGGGTGTGCAAAGTTTTTTCGGATAAGTTTATATCATGATAACCTAAGGAATTACTATAAGACTAATTTTGCGTTGATGCAACATCACAAATACAGTCTTACAGAACTTGACAACATGATACCTTGGGAAAGAGAATTATATGTTTCTATGCTATCGCAACATTTGGAAGAAGAGAAACAAAGATTGGAACAACAAGCCGCTAATAATAAGAGATAAAAAATGGCAACAGAATCAAGACTAGCAGAAATTTATCGACAAGAACTTAAAAAGAGTGGGCTCTTAGGCGCACTACTTTCCGCTTCTGGTTCAAGAATAAAAGAGAAAACTGACATTCGCAGAATGTTACCACAATCTGGAGTTAGTGGAGCCGCATTTGAAAAAATGTTTGGTAAACCTTACAAATATGGTGCAAACAAAGGCAGCGGTGTTAGAGACACTAAAGGTGGTGGGAGTGATGTTTCAAAATCTATGGAAGAAAAACTCACCCGTATAGGTGTCGATTCAAAATTAACTGCTAAAAATACAATCGTTCTTCCTGCAATGGCAAGAGATATGAATGTGATGCGTTTGAATATGCAAAAGATGGTAAAATTGGGTGGAGGAACTGCAACAAAATCATCAGATATGTTCTTCAAAAGAGCATCTGATAGAGAAGCTCAATATGAAGGACAATATAAGAGGAATAGTGGTGGATTGGCGCCAACGCCAGTTGCTGGTAAAAAAGAAGGTGGTGGTTTTCTTGGTATGTTAGGTTCATTGTTAGGTGGCGCTAAAGATATAGTATCAGCATTTGGTGGGTTCTTCAAAGGTCTTTTTGGTGTTATTTTAGCATCAGGTATAATTGGGCAATTTTTAAAAGATCCAGAAACAAGAGCAAATTTTCTCGACTTCATTACAAAATTTTTAAAAGGTTTTTTCGATGGAGTTAAAGCAACATTTGAAGTTGTTGGCGAAGCACTTAAAGACAAAGATGTTCAAGCATCAATTGCTGGCGCAATAAAAGCAATCTTTAATGCAATATTAGAAGTATTTAAAGTAGAACTAACTAAAATAGAAACTCCATTTGGTAATTTGAGTATTACTATAGGTGATGTGGTTGGTGCATTTGTTGGTTTCAAAATAGCAATGTTTGCATTAGAAACTGCAATTCTACTTCGTGCTGCTAATATAGGAAGAGGTGGCGGCATGGATTTGCCTGGTGGTCCAGATAAAGGAAAAGGAAAAGGTAGTGGTCCAAAAGGCAGTAGGGGTGGGTGGATGCGAGGCCTTGGCACTGCTGTTGGTATAGGTGTAATAGGTAAAGGTATACAATATTATTTGGAACAAAATGAGAGTGAAGAGGATGCAAGAAGGCTAGCACAAGAAGATATAGACAATCAAGCAAGACAATCATTCAGTCCAGGAGAAGAAATTGCTCCGAAAAAACCAGAAGGTATGCGTGGTAGCGAAATAGCAGGATATGCTACTAATGCTGCGGTAGGAGCAAGTCTTTTGAAAAGTGGTTTGAGTGGGTTGCCATCGGCATCTTCTGCAATACCATCAGCAGTATCATCACCAGCGGCATCTGGTAAACCACTTACAAGTTTTGGTTCTGTTGGTGCAAATCGTGAAATGGAAAAAAATAAAACGCTATGGGAAAAAATAGCCAAGGTGATGAAAAAAGCATATGAAAAAGGCGCATCAAAAATAATGTTGAGTAAACTTGGTCAAAAATTTGGAACTTGGATGGCAATTAAAATGGCAACAGTTGCAGCTGGAGTTATAGCTGCGCCTTTTAGTGCTGGCGCTTCTTTGTTGATTTCTGCTATTGGTGTTGGTATGTTGGCAAAAGATGTATATGATTTATACGAATGGTTTATTGAATATGAAAAAGAACTTGATGCTTATGAAAAGGCTTCTTCACCAACACCTGTAGCAGCAGACACTACT